AATCTGGCAAGTCCGGGCACAGGGGCAGCGCCCCGAACCCACTTGCAAGTCGGCGTCGTGCTTCGGCACGAGCCATGTCCTTGTTGCAGTCTGCTTTCGGAGGGTTGCCCTCCAAGGCCGATTGTGACGGCGCTTACGACCAGGCTTTCGTGGCTTCCGAACGCGAGTTCGATGCCACCTACTTTGCAGCGGAAGTGTTCTCCAAGTTCGACCCGGAGGACGCAACTACAAAGCAGAGTAGGCAGAAGGCCGCAGTATCCTCGTTTTTTGAGGGTGAGGCGCTTTGCCATGCGACTAACCGTCGCCTGGTCTGGGATCCTTATGGTACGCAGAATGTCGCGCGTGTCATACGGATATCGCAGAGATTGATCGCCGATGTACTTGGCGACTTCGATTTAGAGGAGTTCGTACTCCTATGCGGGCATGGATCTGGGGCAACATGCGACCTCGCACGTGCGAAGTCGTCCCCTCAACAGAAATGGACCGTTGATGAAACACTAACGGTCACGTCGGCAGCACTTCCGTACGCAATTGCCTTCTCACAGTGGTTTCCTAATCACTGGGAAGAACTCCCGGGCCGTAACAATGGCCAGTTTCGGGTAGTCATGGGCGACGTACTGGATAGCGTAAATAAGGACATGGTCCGAAACCGAGTGATCGGCAAAGGACCTACAATGAACGTCTTTTTCCAGAAAGGTCTCGGCAAGTGTCACCGCCGCAGACTCCAACGGGTTGGACTGCTTCATAAGGACGCCCAACAGCACCACCAACAACTAGCCAAGCAGGGATCCCTCACGGGTGACCTGGCAACGGTGGATTTGAAGAACGCAAGTTCGACGATCGCCTACGCGCTAGTAGAGCTCCTGTACGCGCACGCAGGGGACTGGTTGACCCACATGAAGGCTTTGCGAGCCGACTGGTGGGAGTGGAACAAAGAGCATCGTCGCGATCGGCCGACCGGCCGGTATGAGATGTTCTCTGCTATGGGAAACGGTTTTACCTTCGAAATGGAGACCCTGATGTTCTGGGCTCTAACGAAGGCGACCTGTCTGGTCCTTGGCGTGCCTTCCAGCGTGAAGGAAGTAAGTGTCTATGGGGACGATATCATCTGTCCCGTAAGTGCCGTTGGCCTCCTTCGGGAGGTGTTCACTCACTGTGGACTCACATTCAATGCGAAGAAAAGCCATTGGGTGGGTCGCTTCAGAGAGTCATGCGGTGGGCACTACTATGCTGGTCGGAACGTAACACCGTTTTATCTCAAAAA